ACGAGTTCAGTCCGTCACCATCTAGATCTGCAATTGATTCTGCTTTAAGTTCTACTATAAGATCTTTGATTGTTGTACGTTTAACGCCTTCCGACATCTTCTTTTTAGCTAACTCTTTAACCGCCTTAGCATCAATCTTAGGTGTTGATGTTATTACCGGTGTTGGTGTTGTATTTACTAAGCCGAGTTTCTTTTCTAATTTAAGAATGGCACTTGTTAGATCTTCTATTTGTTTTTCTATTGACATTTTAGATCCTTATTTTTTTCATGAAAAAACTATCAAGCTCTTCTTCTGTAACCTTGATTCCGTTTTTTAGCTGTTGGAATTTATACTTAGCCAATAATTTCACTTGAGCTTCTATCTCATTTAATGCATCGTGACTTGCTTGGTTAGTAACGAGATCATCTAATTCTAATGTTCTAGTGTAATAGCTTTGGAATTGAGAAAGGCTATAGAGGTTGTCTTTGAATAATACTTTTTTTTGTTTTGGCATTTTATTTTCCTTTTATGATTTTAGTTGTTGTCGGAGATCATTATATCTAAATCCTTGAGCAATGTAAAGTATATTTGATAAATAATAAATAATATATTACAACCTGCATTGTTTAGATATAATAAGGATTTTAATCACCAATAGGAGAAAACTATGTTTGATATTCTGTCACAAGAGCAAATCGTCAGAGGTTTAAAAGACCTGCTACTAATATATCTTACCCCACTTTGCAGATGTTAGCAAAGGGTCTAGATAAGAATTACACGATCCATACTTTGTATGCGGTTAGTGAATATATTAGGGACAATGCAATAGACAAGACTGATACTTTCAATTACGAATAACTGAGGAGAGAAATGATAAGCAATTCAACTATAAGGCAGTATCTGTCTGCAGGAAAAAGGTTGACCTTGTTATCTGGAAAAAGACCAATCGTTGAGAACTGGACTAAAAAAGCAGTAGATGAAGATCGCATTTTTAGTCACAGTGGAAATTTAGGATGGGTTATTGGCAACGGAGATCTAGTTATCGATGTTGATCCAAGAAACGGGGGAGATAAATCTTTTAATCAGTTAAAACAAGATTTGAAGTTAAATGGTGAATTAACACCTACAGTTTTTACACCTAGTGGAGGTTTTCATATATACCTTAACGTTGGTGAAAAAGATAAAGCATTTAAGAAAACAGTTAAGCAATATCCAGGTATAGACTTTCTAACACAAGGATCACAATGTGTCATTGTTGGAAGTACAACAGAAGTCGGTAGTTACACCTGGTCTGAGGATTTGTTCGGTGAATTCTTACAATCTGAAGCACCTAAAGACTTAATCAATATCTTAGATAAAGGTAAGCAAAAAGGGTTAGCTACACATGAAGATTTGGGTGATTTTGAAGGCCTAATCGGTAATGAGGGAATGGAAGAGTATAAAGTCTTAGACATTCTTGATAAGTTGGATCCTTCAGTCTTAAATGACGAATGGGTTAAGATAGGTATGGCTTTACATCATTGGCATCCTGCTAAAGGCTTAGACCTTTGGGAGAATTGGTCTAAAGGTGGTAACAATTACCAAGAAGGTGAAACTGTTAAGAGATGGGAATCATTCTCAAATACTGCAGGTGGTGTTACGCTTGGAACAGTTGTTCACATGGCAAAAGAGGTTGATTATGATACGGAGAGAACAGAAGTTGAGAGTGTTTTAGCTCAAATCAAAGTTGGTGATGAGAAGAATATCGAATTTGATCTGATTCCTGCTATTCGTAAAACAATCTTTAGTAGATTCAATAAAGAGAAATTGGTTAAAGCACTACAAAGTAGATTAAAAGAGCTTACAGGTGTTAGTATGCCAATTGGTAACATCAGAGGTTTGGTTGCTAAAGAAACTTGGGACGAAGATGGATCAGGTCAATTAGTAGATGAAACAGAAAAGCCTAAATGGTGTGAAGGTTGGATCTATGTCAACAGTCATACAGGTTACATGAATCTAAAGACTTGTGGCATACATAAGTCTGAGTCGTTTAATCTTGAGAATGGTAAGTTCGTTCCAGTCAGTGACTCAGGTACAAAACCAAGTGCAAGTAAGTATGTATCTGATCATGGTTTCGTCGATAAGGTTGATGCAATAGCATATCTACCAGGTGTTGATGATAGTATTGTTGAATTAGAAGGACGTACGTTGTTTAACGTCTTTAATCCTAAGACATTACCTTTAGAAGCACCTAAATTCACTAAGGAAGGTAAAGATGCAGTTGAAACGGTTAAGAAACATGTTAAGTTCATCTGTTCGAATGATGCTGATACAGATATATTCCTACAGTGGTTAGCATTTCAAGTGCAATATCCAGGAAAACGCATTCTCTGGTCTCCAGTTATTCAATCTATCCAAGGTGTAGGCAAATCGTTCTTTGGTGAGTTACTTAGAGCTTGCTTGGGTGATAGAAATGTTGGAACTGTTTCACCTACACAGGTTACATCAGATTTCAATGGTTGGGCAACTAACGTATGTGTTAATGTTTTGGAAGAGTTAAGAGTTAAAGGTCACAACAGATATGAAGCAACAAACGCACTCAAACCATTAATCACTGATCGCATGATACAGATCAATGAGAAAGGTGTTAAGCCTTACATGACTTACAACACCGCTAACTATATGTGTTTCACTAACTACAAAGATGCATTGCCTTTAGATATGGATGATCGCAGATGGTGGGTTATCTTTGCACCTATCCAATCACTTGATGAAATGCCTAAGTATGTTGGTATGTCAGCAGGTGAATACTTTAGTCGACTATTCAGAGCGATAGAAGATTATGGTTCTGAATTACGCAAATGGTTTCTAGAGTATCATATCAGTTCCGATTTCAAACGCATCAAGCAAGCACCAATGACTCATCATAAAGAATTAATGATCGCAACAGAAGATGCAGGCATGGATGGATTGTTAGAGATTAAGGAACTTATCAAGGAAGGAGATTTAGGAAAACATAAGTTTGTTTGCTCATCGGTAATATCCCAAAGCGATTTAAATGATCTAATCTTGTTTGAACATCCAGAATTAGATCTCACAAAAGGTAACATTCGTACAATTATGAAGAAGCTAAATTATGACCTTAATCCAAAGTTGGTCAAGATTGAAGGAAGAAGTCTTCGAATTTGGATGAGGCATTCTATGTCTAATGATGATATTCGTGAAGCTTTTGCAACCTTAGAAGATTTGTAGCCTGTTTTGTTACCTGAAGAAATCTATATATACTATATGTTTATTCTTATTAGGTAACAAAGTAACAAGTAACAAATATAATAATAGATATAGAAATAAGAATAAAGAATATAGATATAAATAATATTCTTATATGTATAGACTAAGGTTGGAGTAATGTTACCTGGTTTCGTTACCTGGTTAAATAAAGTAAGAAAGGTAAACTAAAGGTAAGAGTATTAGATCAAGTAACTCGATTAAAGCTTCCATGTTATTTAAAGGCATTTACTTGACAATGATAGTTAACGATAACACTTGGAGTGATACCACCTTCTTTTAATAGTTCTAACATTCTTGCATAAGTTACGTTCTTGCAAGTAATCTTTTGGCTAATTGTAGTGATAGTGTAAGTGTTCTTCTTTGTGTAATCTTCTTGGTGATATGCTTTTCTCATATTATTTCTCCTGACTTACTGTTGCAATAAAAGTATCAATATCAACAGTTTCTAAACTATCCATTAAAACAATATCGATTTCAAAACCTTTAGACATCTTCATGAATTGATTGAAAGCACCATCAAATGTTTTAAAACCTTTTCTTCCCATTTCAGTTTCAACAGCAAATATATCAAAGTCTTGTGTAAGGAAGTGTGCATAGCCATGATCCATATCCCATGCTTGTACGCTATCAATTGCTCCGTATTTAAATGCTTCTTTAATTTCTTTTCTCATTTTAGTTCTCTCCGTAATTTGTGAATCCATCTGATAACCAATAGGCAAATGCTATTGGTAATCCTATTGTTATTATTAGCATTAGGATTGTTATCATGTTAGTCTTTAGCAAAAGATTTAATTGATTCTAAAGTATCTCTAAGTGCTGAAACTCTATCCATTTGATGTGACCAGTTACAATCTATTTGGATTGTAACTTCTTTGGAATAAGAATCGAAGTGAACATCGTTTGACAATGACATTGTGTTGTATAGATCTACGATTCTATGTATTTGTCTTGTTTCCCTTTCTGAAAGTTCAATGTCATTGTAGTTATGTTCGATGATGAATGTGTTTTTAGTATTTGTAGTCATTTTATTATCCTTTTATTTTTATTATTATTTGTTTAAGTTGTAAGCTAACTTAGCTATTACTTTGAAGAAGTCTAACCATTCTTGATCTGAAACAAGACTTTGACCTTTGGCGTCTAATGGATTTGAATAGGTATAGTCTTGTGATATGACTTCGTCAAGGTAATTGTTATTATAGAAGTCATCAAAAGATTGATCTGATTCTAAGTAAGAGTTATACTTAATTAGTTGTTGTAAAGATATGTCTAATGTTTGTAACGTTTTATTAATTGTAGTCATTGTAGTTTCCTTATATCATTATATTATTATATTGTTTAACATCGTATTGCTTGTTGATGTTGGAACTATTATACCGTAGTTTTACTATATGTAAATCTTATTTGACAAACTAATTTGAATTAACTTTAGCACATTGGATTATGTAATACTAACTTCATTAACGATTACGTAGATATTATATTATGTTAAGTATCTTTATATTATCTACATTAACAAACATTCGTCACCTCATATCTAAGATAGTCAGATAGTATTTACTCTCACACATCTATTATCCTACCAATTCAAATACTTATTCCCATACCTATACTATTATATTATCTAATAGTCTTTAATGCGCACACGCACACGTATGAACGTCGGCATATAGGCTGATAGGCTGAGAGGCTGATATGATTTAACACCAGAGGACACTGATATGCTCACATGTTTTCGCCCCACTTAGGGGGTAAACGGTACCATGGTAATCATTATCAGTATCAATTGTTACATTTCCGCCTAACCTACTGTCCAGGATTTTTTTTCTAGGAGATTTTAGAAAGTCAAATAAATATTTCAAATAAAAAGATCTAACACCACTCCCCCTATTAGGTATAATGCCTGACATGAAACCAGAAACTAAGTTGATAAAGGAAGAATTCCGAAAGAGGATGATGCTTGAAGCACTCGAAAAAACTCTAGGAGTTATAGCACCGGCTGCTAAGATGTGCAAGCTTAACAGGATCCAGCATTATAAGTGGTTAAAAGAAGATCCAGAATATAAACAGTCCGTTGAAGATCAAATTGAGCGAACTTTGGACTTTGCAGAGACTAATCTTTACAAACAGATTGAATCCGGACAAGTGCAAGCGACTATATTCTTTTTAAAGACTAAAGGTAAAAAGCGCGGCTATATCGAACAAACCGTTATTGATCATACCTCCTCCGATGGCAGTCTTAAACCAACAATCATCGAATTGGTACCGCAGAAATTCGAATTAACCGTAGAAGGTGAGGTGATAACTGATGACACAACCAACTGAAGAAGAACCAAAGCAGAGAGCACAAATAGCATTACCACCGAAATTAGTACCTGTATTTGCAGGTAGGTCTCGTTACCGTTGTTCCTTTGGAGGACGTGGTAGCGGTAAGACGCGTAGTTTTGCATTAATGACAGCGATTAAAGGATATGAGTGGGGCATGTCCGGAAAGACAGGGCAGATATTATGTGCCCGTGAGTTTATGAATTCACTAGATGATTCATCTCTTGAGGAGATCAAGATTGCCATACGTTCAATACCTTGGTTAAACGACTACTATGAAGTAGGTGAGAAATTTATACGTAGCAAGGATGGACGTGTGCATTATACGTTTGCAGGATTACGTCGTTCATTGGATTCTATTAAGTCTAAAGCACGAATACTACTCGCATGGGTGGATGAAGCAGAGGGTGTAAGTGACATAGCCTGGCAAAAGCTCATTCCGACCGTTCGTGAAGAGAACTCCGAAATCTGGGTAACCTGGAACCCGGAGTCTAAGTATAGTGCTACACATGAACGTTTCCGTACGAATACACCAGACAATGCTAAGCTCGCGGAACTTAATTTTAGGGACAACCCTTGGTTTCCAGATGTGCTGGATCAGGAGCGATTAGAAGATAAACGCAAAAGACCTGATGTGTATGAGCATGTTTGGGAAGGCGGGTTCTTAATCTTTACGGAAGGTAGCTACTATACTGAAGAAATGAGACGCGCTAAGAACGAAGGTCGTATTGGTAACGTGGCTTATGAAAGATCTAAGAACGTAGTTACCGCATGGGATTTAGGTATTGGTGATTCTACAGCCATCTGGTTCGTACAGTATATTG